ATTATAGCAAAAAAGGTTCCGCTTGGGAACCCCTTGTGACGCTTTTTCAACTGTCTTTAAAATATATTAAAACTTTCCGAACAAACCATACAGAGTATGTATAAGTTCATAAATTTTAACCTAGTTACAGTTTGCCCATGCAGAACCAGTATAGACTTGTAATTTATTAGTGGATGTATTGTAAATTACCGCACCTGTTTCTGTTGATAAACCTGTTCTTTGAGTAGTAGTCAATTTAGGTGGAAGCATATACATCCTATTCTGATAGTTAACAATAGTTGTATTTTTCCCTGCATCAGCAAAATCAACTGCTGCTCTTGGTGCTGTGGTTCCCACACCTACCGCACCAAATAAAACTCGACCATCGTTTACATTTGTCTCTAGATCAATTCCCTCATTAATCGTAGTACCTTTAATTCTTAATGAACCACCTTGAGTAAAGGTAAATCTATTAGAGGTTGCGGAGTTTATGCTTAATGAGACTCCACTTGATGTAACACCAATACCAACACCAGTTGCAAATTGTGCGGAAGTTCCTTCTGTTGTACCTGTAGTCTTAAGACTTAAAAATGTAGAAATACCTGACGATGAATTTACATTACCAAATAATGTAGAATTAACTGTTGGAACATTTAATGATGCTCCTGTGATTGAACCAGCAGCAATAAGATTATTTCCAGCAGATATATTTCCACCAGCAAAACTATTTCCAGTTACAGTAGATGTACCTACCACATGAAGATTATCAGTTGGAACTGTAACTCCAATACCCAACTTTCCTCCATAGGTAAGTGTCATTAACTCATCAAAGTTTGATCTTCTTATAAAGTTAAAGTCTCCTGTTCCAAGTCCTACTGTACCCGCTTCGAGATAGAAATTAATACTACCCTTACCATAGTTAATAATATCTAAAGACTGTGGTGTGCCAGAACTAAATGGGAATGAAGTATTACTTGAATTATATCTTATTGCAGCATTGGTTCCTGTAACAGCAGAACTATTACCCAATACCATCTGACTCTCGCCAGTTGAATTAAATATCTGTAAGTCTGTATTAGGTGCAACTCCTAGTCCAAGATTTGCACTTTGTAGATTTCCAGTTACATTTACAGCACCACCGAATGTCGCACCAGATGATACGTTTACATCATCTAGAGTGGTAAGTCCTATAACATCTAGATGTGTATTTACTGTAGCACCACCAGAATGAGTTGTTGCTCCTGTAAATGTGGTCACACCAGATACACTTACGTTATCTAAATCTGTATGTCCATCAACATCTATACCACCAGATATATCTAAACTTGATGCTGTTACTGCTCCAACAGATATATTAGGTGTGCCTGATAAATTTGTAGCGGTTCCAGTTGTATTTTGATTACCTGCTGCATTTACACCTGGTAAATTTATATCAGCAGAACCATTAAAAGATACTCCTCCAATATTTCTCGCAGTTGCAAGAGTTGTTGCAGTATCAGCATTTCCAGTTACATTTCCTGTAATATTACCAACAAAACTCGTAGCAGTTGCAACACCTGTGACCACAACACCAGATGGATTTGTATCAAACTTGGAAGAATTAACTTCACCAGTTAGATCACCTGTGACATTACCAGTTACATTACCTGTCAATGCACCTTGAAGTGATGTTGCAGTTACAATACCAGATACAACAATACCCGCAGCATTTGTGTCTAAAGATGGAGCATCAAACTCTCCAATAAATCTAGTAGCAGTAACAACACCAGATGCTCTTATATTACCAGTAGAGTTAATACCAACTCCTGTACTTAAATTATTTGGATCTCCACCAATTTGTAAACTATTTCTTGGATCATTAGTTGATATACCTACATTTCCACCATTATTGTATATACTTGTATATCCTAATCCTACATCAATATCCAACCATTGAGATGTTGGTAAATGCTGTAGATACTGACCATCTCCATAAAAAGTAACAATACCAGATGATGCTGTAATAATACCTGATGTGATTGAAGTTATACCTATATCTACTGTTGTTAATGTTGTGACCCCTGTGACTTGAAGAGATATTGAAGAAGTTAATCCGCTGATTACAGCATTACCTCTGACATCTAAACTCTCTGTGGGAACGGTGGTTCCAATTCCTACCAGACCTCCACGAACGGTAAAGTCATCATCATCTACCTGAACGCCATGTCTGAAATTAAAACTTTTATTAATACTCGCCATTTTACATGAGATTTTTAGTTATTTATCATTACTTCTGTGTCTAGTTTTACATCAACAAACAAAAAGTTCATTGGTTCATCTGATTTATTAAATGCTTGATGTGTATAGTGCATAACATCGCATACTTGTGGTTGACCTTCTTCCCATATCATTTTCCCATCTTTTATATTAATCCACTCCATATAACACTTATTTTTATCTGGTATTGAGAGAGGTATCTGTATTCTTTTATATGGATACCTTAAAATGTCTGGGTCTGTATGTGGTTGAAGTATAGTTCCTGATCTAAATGAAGTATAGTTTGAAAATAATATATCTTCATTCTTATAAATCTCGTACACCTCATCACTCATATATTTTTTTCTAATAATTGTAGATTTCTTTACAGACTTCAACCAATAATAATCAATGATTTTATTTGAGTACCCTTCTATAGTGGGTGCTTTCTTCAATGGAAAGTCTGTTACTCTTGCCCACTCATATATTTTATGTAGATCATTTCTAGTAATCATAATTGTCTATAAATTTCAATAGATGGAAGTAATTTTTCTGCTGCAATTTCTATAACTTTACTTGATAAAACATTATCTGCATAAAAAGTTTTATTTTCATATGAATTTGTCAAAGTTAAAGTTGAAATTCCAAGAAAATCTGACAACCTATCATGCTCTGTTTGACTCGTAAAAAACTTTTCAGTTGATAAAAATAGAACATTATCAAAAACTTTTTCAAAGTTATTCTTTACATTTACATATAGATTTTGAAATTGTGGAAGATCAATATATTCATAAAATAATTCTAGTGGTGGTTTAATTTTATTGTGCCATCCATTTATATCATATGATAAATTTACGCAATGAGACCACAATCTTTTTATTGGTTCACGAAATAATATTATAATCTTAATATCAAAATTATCACACAAATTATCTCGTACCTCTTCTAAAAAATATTCTGGTAAGATACATACTGTTTGACTAAAATCAGCAACTGATTGAAATTTATCTTTTAGATTTCTATTAAGAAAACATTTATAATCTGCAAAATTATATGGTAAATCAAAACCAAAAGCTTGTTTATTTCTACTTACAAGATAATTTTTCCATAAATCTTTAGTATCTTGTGGGTAAATGTCATCAGTATTACCATCCCTTAAATCACATAATATTTTTAAATAATGAGTTTCCTTATAATTCATATCATTGATAAGGTTTTTATCTTCTAATATTTTCCAAAGAGTGGTAGTCCCAGCTTTTGGCATACCAGCACATAAAAATAATTTAGGTTTCATAATATATTCTTTGATAGTTTGGATAAAGCATCATTCCATAATATTCTATTTCCCTCAAGATCATGTAATGCAAGTGTCACAACAAATCTTTTTTCATTTGTAGGATTATGAGAACTATGTAACTTGCCAACATTAACTAAATGTGGTGTACTTAAATCTTTTTCATAAATTAAAGTTGATTCATCTTCTTCTGCAATCAATACTTGACCATGATAATCATCTTTCTTTGTATCTGTTCTATACTCCATAACTTTATCAGATTCCCACCATCTTAAAGTGCTTCCCTCTGCACCATATTGAAAATATATTTTAGTCCAATCTAACCAATTAGTATTATCAGAATGAATCACACCATCTTGTAATGGTGGAGTATAAAATACTTCTATCCAATGACTACACATACCCAATGATTTTAAATATTCAAATAGATATTCATTATTTAAATCTTGTGGATTAAGAGTTTCGTGAAATGTTACCCAAGTATGTTTATCTGTGTCAAACTTTGAAATATCAATATTAGGATATAATTTTGATGAAAAATTTAATTCTCTACAAAAATCATTCATAATTTTGTAAACACTCCAACGATTCCATCTTTTATATCTATATCATACCATTTACTCTCTAGTTTTGCAAAGTCCATTCTTCGTAATTCAATGCCATTAATGATTGGTCTGCCATCGAAACATATCAAATAACTTTTAGTATTACCTTCAAATGATTCATTTACTAATTTACCATCCCAGTCAACTTTTAAATCTAGAGTGTTAAATCCATATATTAAAAACGGTTCGTATGACTCAAATATAGTATGATGTCCAATATATTCTTTCATGTTTATAAACCTATGCTCATTTGTATCGGCAGGTTTATATTCAGATGAGAAAGGTTTGGCAACTCTTCCAGAACCTTTTACAATAATTTGATATAAAGTTGTCCTATCATCAGCGTGTTCTGTAAATAATACGTTTGCCTCTCCAACTTCTGAACATACAGAAAATTCTCCACATTTTTTTATATATTGTTTGCACTTCATAATTTTACCTCTCTCATTTTTAAGATCGCTCTTCTATAATTTTCTGAATCACCTTCTATATTTTTTCCAACCAATTCAGCAAGATTTAATTCACCACTTATCTTTTCTGATTTGTTACAGAACAATTCTATATCATAATTTTCTTCATCATCTTTGATTGCTTTGTCACCATATAATCTCATCAAACTTTCAACAAAAGTATCACAATCATATAAATCTAAATTTTTTAAATCTACTGCACCAGGATTATGTCCTAGTATGGGTTCTCTTGATAATGATTTACACATACGAATAACAATTTGTTGTGTCTCTGGTAGGTACTCATCAATTCTGAATACTAATTTCATGCTTGCTCCTGTATCATACCCCAAGATGTGGCAATATATTTGTCTTGTCCTATTGGTGGATTTCCACGATGTGTATGGGAATATCCAGCAGGGAAAATAACAACTCGACCTTGCTTCGCATTAATTCTTTTACTCATATACAAAAATTCAGTTTCACCTGCTTCCTCGATAGTATTCAAATATAATTGAACGACAAAAGATCTAGTAGCAGAAATCACACTACCATTCTCGTAGTGCCAAGCATGAAATCCTCCACCAGCAGGTATTTTTTTAACTTTTAAATCATATAATAAAAATCTATCTTTCTTCAGAATACTATATGTATCAAAATAATCCGTAACACAATTATTCATAGATCCAAAAAATTCTCGACCCAGATATGACCATGCAGCAAGATCATATGAATGAGACATTATTGAAACTTTATTGTCAGTTATATGTCTATCCTTTTCCTCTTGAACAAGAAGAGAATTTTTCTCCATCTCATCCATATAATTCATAAAGTTTTGACAAAATTCAGATGATACAGCATCATCATACACACCAATAAGGTCTTTCATAAAATCAATGATAATAATTTATTTAGTTAGCGAACTTGACCAGTAGTTAAGTTAGCATTTGGAATAATAGAACCACTATTATTTACAGTTACAGAGATACTATTTGAATCTCTTCTTAATGGAACTCCGTTAGTTCCAGCAGAACCACCAGAACCACTTGATACTGTACGACCAGGACCTGATTGACCTCCTTGACCACCAGAAGCACCTTGGTTTGGATCACCTCCATCACCACCAGAACCTGCAACTACACCTCCACCATTTCCACCACTACCACCGTTACCATGAACAGTTTCTGTTGCGTTTTGTCCAGAAGCACCATTTGCACCATAACCAAACGCACCACCAGTGTTTGGACCACCAGCACCTACAGGAAGTCCAGCACCTCCTCCACCTCCTCCACCAGAGGATAAGTCATCTCGTGAGTTTTTATCAGGGTCATGATAACGATGTCCACCACCGCCACCACCAGCATATCCTTGTTGAATATATCCACCACTTGCCACATTCAAAGTACTATTATATTGAAATCCTACTGCTGTATTTCCATTATTACCATTCGTACCATTTCCACTTGTTCCATTTCCACCTTTACCACCAGCACCATAAATTTTACCACTACCACCAACATCTATTGTAAGTTGTGTACCAGCATCCCAT